GAACAAGTCGCCTACAACCCGAGCGTCCGAATCACTGACGTGATGGCCGAAACGATCCGCGCTTCTGATGTTGGCCCTGATGTAGCCTACTACCTCGGAGCCAACCCCAAAGAAGCGGACCGTATCTCGCGCTTGTCGCCGTTCTTGCAGGCAAAAGAAATTGGGAAGATTGAAGGCAGACTGACCGACAATCCGCCCGTCAAACGAACTACGTCAGCGCCAGCACCGATCACACCTGTCACGGCCCGAAGCAGCAACAACCCGTCTTACGACACGACTGACCCGCGCTCCATCAAGAGCATGAGCACGTCGGAGTGGATTGAAGCTGAACGCGCCCGGCAGATGCGAAAGATGCAAGCGCAGGCATCCCGCTAAGACTTCCGAAATCGGGTATGATTACCCGAAAGTAGGAGAACAAATGGAAAGGGACAATCAGCATCTGACGCCTGACGAACTGAAGCGGCAACGCAACAGGGAGGCAGCGGCCAGATACCGAGAACGAAACCGGGAAAAGTTCAATCAGCGTATGCGCGATTGGCGAGAGGCAAATCGGGACAAAGCCCGAGAACATGCTCGCGAATGGCGCGATCGAAAGATTGCGAATGGAACGCCGGAAGAAGTTGCCGCATTGCGGGCAGCCGAATCTGAAAAAACCAAACGTGCTCAAACGATTTGCAAGGACCATGTGTTTGCCGCTTATGGCGGCTACAAATGCAACTGCTGCGGTGAAACTGAATCAATGTTTTTGTCAATTGACCACGTGGACAACAACGGCGCTCAAGAACGAAAGTCAGGCCTATACTCAGGTTCCGGCTACGGTTTTTATCGCTGGCTTAGAAAAACTGGTTTTCCGCCGGGCTATCAAGTGTTGTGCATGAATTGTCAGGTGGGAAAGCATAAGAACGGCGGCGTTTGTCCTCACCAAACTTCTTCACCATTGAAAGGAATTCATCATGGCTAACTCGATCCTTACGATCGACATGATCACACGCAAGGCTTTGGAAATACTGGAAAACAACCTGGTGCTCACGCGCAACGTGAACCGCCAGTACGATGACAGCTTCGCTGTCGAAGGGGCCAAGATCGGCTCCACGCTGCGCATCCGCCTGCCGGACCGCGCTCTGGTGACTGACGGCGCCGCTCTGCAAGCGCAGGACGACAACGAGCAGTTCACGACCCTGACCGTCTCCTCGCAGAAGCACATCGGCGTGAACTTCACGTCCGCTGAACTGACGATGCAGTTGGATGACTTCGCGGATCGTGTGCTGAAGCCTCGTATCAGCCAGTTGGCCTCCAGCATCGACGCTGACGTGGCCAACGCCTTCAAGACCATCGGCAACTCCGTTGGTACGCCTGGCACCACACCGGCCACCTCGCTGGTTCTGCTGCAAGCCCAGCAGAAGCTCAACGAGAACGCTGCGGTGATGTCGCCTCGCTACGCCACCGTCAACCCCGCAGCCAACGCTGGGCTGGTGGAAGGCATGAAGGGCTTGTTCAACCCGACCGACACCATCAGCAAGCAGTTCAAGAACGGCATGATGGGCACGGGCGTGCTGGGCTTCGACGAGATCAACATGTCTCAGTCAATCAAGCAGTTCACGACTGGCTCGCGCACCAACGGCACGACGTCTGCTGCGGTGACGGCAGAAGGCGCGACTTCAATCGCGCTTACCGGCTTGGGCAGCACCAACACCGTTCTTGCTGGCGACGTGTTCACCGTGGCTGACTGCTTTGCGGTGAACCCGCAGACCCGTGAGTCCACTGGCTCGCTGTTCCAGTTTGTGGCGCTTGCCGACGTGACTGCATCGGGCGGCGCGGCGACTGTCACGGTTGCCCCGATCTACTCGGCCAACCACGCGCTGGCTACCGTGAATGTTCTGCCTGCTACCAGCAAGGCCGCGACGTTCATCGGTTCCGCGTCCACGCAGTACCCGCAGAACCTGGTGTACCACAAGGACGCGATCACGTTTGCCACTGCTGACCTCTTGCTGCCGCAAGGTGTTGACATGGCTGCGCGCGCCAACCACAACGGCATCAGCCTGCGTATCGTGCGTCAGTACGACATCAACAACGACCGGATGCCCTGCCGGATTGACGTGCTGTACGGTTACAGCACCATCCGTCCGCAGATGGCTTGCCGTCTCTGGGGCTAAACCGAAACGGGGGCTGCTAAGCGTATAGCGGCCCCCTTTTGAACTTCATCTGAAAGGAATCAATCATGGCTCTCCCTAATGGCGCTGGCGGCTACCAAGTTGGTCCAGGCAACCGCAACGAAACTACGATGGGGTACGCGGCTACTCCGCAGACCGCAACCGCAACCGCAACCCTGACGGCTGCGCAACTGGTCGGCGGCATGTTGGTGGCCAACCCATCCACGAGCGCGGCGACCTACACGCTGCCTGCTGCATCGACGCTGGAAGCCGCGCTGCCCAACGCTACCGTTGGCAGCACGTTCGACCTGTCCGTTGTCAACATCGGCACGTCGTCCGGCACTGTGACGTTCTCTATGGGTTCTGGCACCGGCTTCACTGACGGCGGCAACGCCGTCGCGGTTGTGGCCGTCACGACCAGCGCGATTTTCCGCTTCCGGAAGACCGCGGAAAACGCGTACACGGTCTACAAGGCTGCGTGATCAATCAGGGGGCTTCGGCCCCCGTTTTTGAAAGGAACGATCATGCCTAATACCAAGGCTGTCGGCGTCGCGTACAGCGACCCCGAGTTTGAAAGCGTTACCGTTACGGGTGCGGTTGCTGTTACGGGCGCTGTTACCGGCGCTTCGGTTAGTGGAGGTACCGTCTATGCGTCCAGCGAGTTGGGCTACACCGCAGACGCGCAAGGCACCGTGACGCAGGCGACCAGCAAGAGTACGGCAGTCACGCTGAACACATCCGCAGGGCAGATCACTACCAACAACGCCGCGTTGAACGCCACCACGACGGTGACGTTCACGTTCAACAACTCCACCATCAGCGCCAATGACACTGTGATTCTCACGGTTGCTGCGGGGGCGACGGCTGGCGGGTACAACGCTTGGATCACTGGTCTGAACGCTGGCTCTGCAACCATCGCTTTGCGCAACATCACAGGCGGCTCTTTGTCCGAAGCGGTGGTGCTGAACTTTGCGATAATCCACTGCTTGACGTAACGAAAAGGGGCTTCGGCCCCTTATCTCAATGGCTGTCATCTATCTTCGCCACCCCATCCACGGGGCCAAGGTTGCCACGATGGAAATGGAGGCAATCTACGACGAGCGAAACGGGTGGGAGCGGTATACTCCCGGCGTTGAAAACGAGCAAGACGCCGCGCCGCCAGTGAACGCGCTGGGCCGCCGCCGCCGTAAGGAGCCAGAGCATGTCCATCACAGCGGGTGATCAAATCCAGCGCGCCCTGCGTCTGCTGGGCGTATTGGCAGAAGGCGAAACCACATCTGCCGCCGTCATGCAGGATTCGCTGACGGCGATGAACCAGATGATCGACTCGTGGAACACCGAGCGGCTGTCTGTGTTCAGCACGCAAGACCAAGTGTTCAATTGGCCCGCCAGCACGATCAGCCGCACGTTGGGGCCAACGGGCGACTTTGTGGGCAACAGGCCCGTCCTGCTGGACGACTCGACGTACTTCCGCGACCCCGGCACAAACGTCAGTTTCGGCATCAAGATGATCAACCAGCAGCAGTACAACGGTATTGCTGTCAAGACGGTCACGTCAACGTATCCGCAGGTGCTGTGGATCAACATGACGTATCCCGACATTGAGATGTACATCTACCCGGTGCCCACGCGGCTGCTGGAGTGGCACTTCATCTCGGTTGAGGAGTTGACGCAGCCGGCAACGCTGGCCACAATATTGTCGTTCCCACCAGGCTATCTGCGAGCCTTCACCTACAACTTGGCGATGGAGATTGCGCCTGAGTTTGGTGTAGAGCCTTCGCCGCAAGTGGTGCGGATTGCTATGACGTCCAAGCGCAATCTGAAGCGCATCAACAACCCGGACGACATTATGAGCCTGCCGTACTCTCTCGTGGCAACTCGCCAGCGGTTCAACATCTACGCAGGAAACTACTAATGGCTAACGTCAAGATTTCCAACCTGCCAGCGGCAACTACTCCCGTCGCGCCAACTGACGTTCTGCCGGTAGTGCAAGGCGGCGTTACAAAGAAGGCCGCGATCAATCAGCTTGGGTTCCTCCAATCTGGCACCGGCGCAGTCACGCGCACGGCACAGGCCAAGATGCGCGATGTGGTGAGCGTGAAGGACTTCGGTGCCGTGGGTGACGGCGTGGCCGACGATACGGCGGCGATTCAGGCCGCTATCAACAGCGCCGCCCAGGTGATTGATCTCAGTGGTAAGACGTACTCTTTGGCGTCCAAGCTGCAATTCACGCAAGCCGGTCAGCGTGTGTGCAACGGCACGCTGTTGTTCAACGGTGCGAACACCACGCGGATCGCGGACATTACCGCGAATAACGTCTCGTTTGAAAATGTAATTTTCCACGGCAACGAGAAGCAGCCGCGCAGCGCATTAGTGTGGGTTGCATCTGATGTGCAGGCGCCAGTATTCCGCGCCTGCACATTCAAGAAAATTACCTGCCGCAACTGGGGCACCAATGTGCTCAACCAGACCTACGCGGTGCTCATCAGCCCTTACGGGGTGACGAACTTCGAGTTCAAGGATTGCCTATTCCAAGACCTCATCAAGTACAACGACGGCATCAACACAATCCCCGTTACTCCAGCCTTTATTGGCGGTGGTTTTATCGGCGGCATTTGCTTCATGCTTGAAGACTTCTCGGCTCCAATTGCCGCGCAGCCGGTGGTGACGCAGGGCCTTGTGGAGGGATGTACGTTCGACAACATCCAGACAATTCGAGCTGGAGGTTTGTCGATTGCCAATCAAATCGACTTCAACGATGCGGACGCAATCCGCACCTATGGTGAACCAAGCGGTGCCGAAAGCCTGTTTGTCCACGTTTCGGACTGCGTTTTTAAGCGCGTGTCCAAGCGGTGCTTCAAGTTCCGCGCTTCGGGTTCCGTTGCTCACGACAACGAGTGCTATGCGACCGATCTTCCGTACCAGATGACTTGTCCTCTGGACTTGACCAGCAACACCAAGGTGACCAACCTTAAGGTGTATGCGTCTGCCGCGCTGCCGGTCTACAACGGGATCAACTGGTCGGTCGGGCCTGACTTCAACCGCGAGACGTTGGTCGATGGCATGTATGTATCGCATGCCACAAACGGTATGGTATTTTTTACCGACCCGACGTTTAGCGTTTTGCGCAACTTCATTTTGCGCAATTCGTTTTTTAACCAAGTTTATGAATCTGGCATTTTGTCAACATCGCCGATTGCCACCGACTACAAAAACATTGTTGTTGAAAATGTGCAAATTTTCGGTGGTGCAAATAATACTATTGGTATTCAAACATTTGGCGGATCTAGTTCTCAAAGCGCCGGGTTGACGTTGCGCAACGTGTACTTAAGCAACTGTAATTTGAATTGCGCTGGAATTGACAATGAAATCAGCGATGTGACGATTGATATTTCATCGAATACTTGGGTCGGTGCAACCACAACCACGCTGCTGTACAGAATTGGTCAGGATGGAGTTGGCGGCTTTCAAAACGTCGACAACCTGTTCATCAATGCGAACAACCTCAACACTTCGTTTGTGAATGCAACGAGGACCAACTTGGGGATCTTGATTGGCGATAACGCCACATTCAAGAACATCAGGCTTACTGTCCCACAAGGATTAAGCCAGTCGTATCCGCACGGTGAGATTTTTGGTCGAGAAGTCACTGTCGATGGGTTCAACTACGATGGCCCAAGCTACATCAATGTCGGCACCACTGTTCGCGCAGAACGCACCAGCATTCGCAATGCAGTGCGCATGAGCAATAACGGGAGCGCAACAACGCAGCCCTTTCTTTTTTCGGCAAATGCTGCAACAACTCAGGTCACGTTTCAGAACATTGTGGACTTTCGTGATCCAGGTGGTGGGACGGCTTCTATCCTAGTGAACGCAGGCACAAACATCGCAGCCATCAACGTGGTGTCCAACGCGACCGCAGCGCAAGTTGTGTCCACCGGTGGCATAGTGGCGACTGTTGGTTGCACGAAGTTTTCGACTCCGACGCAAGCCTACGGCCTTACCAACGTCACTACAAATCGTGTCTTCGACGCCAACACAGTAACAACTGCCGACCTAGCTGATGTGGTCGGAACTCTGATCAGCGATCTGCGTGATCGTCTGATGGTTCGGTTCTGAAAATGGTCGCGCCCCGCCCCGCGCCCCACGTCATTCGCTGGTTCCTGCGCACCTTCGGCTTCGGCGGCATCACGCTGCCACCGTGGGGCGTGTTCATCCTGGCCGAGCGGTTGCATCAGGACTGGCTGGTCAGGCATGAGCAGCGGCACTGGCTTCAGTACCAGATGCTCGGCGCGCGGCGGTTCTATCTGCACTATCTCTGGTACACAATCCGCTACGGCTATCGGAACAATCCGATGGAAGTTGAAGCCCGCGCGGCTGAAGTAAGCACGGCATGAAAACGCCTATTCTCGGATCAGCGTATGTTGCCCGCAGCGTCAATGCTGCGGACAACCGCATGATCAATCTGTTTCCGGAGATCGTACCGGAGGCAGGCAAGGAGCCGGCGTTCTTGCAGCGCGCGCCGGGGCTGCGGCTGCTGGCGTCTGTCGGCAGCGGGCCTGTCCGAGGTTTGTGGGCCTTCGGCGGTTACGGCTATGTGGCCAGCGGCAACACGCTGTACCGCGTCAATTCCAGTTGGCAGGTGACTACAATCGGCACGCTGACGGGCACCGGTCCGGTCAGCATGGCCGACAACGGCACGCAGTTGTTCATCGCCTGCAACGGCCCCAGCTACATCTACTCCGGCTCAGGTCAGTTTGCGCAGATCACAGACCCGGACTTCCCCGGCGCGGTGACGGTCGGCTACCTTGACGGGTACTTCGTCTTCAACGAGCCTACCAGCCAGCGCGTATGGGTCACAAGCCTGCTGGATGGCACCTCGGTAGATCCGCTGGACTTTGCGAGCGCAGAGGGCTCGCCAGACGGCTTGGTGAGCCTGATCATCGACCACCGTGAAGCCTGGCTTTTCGGCACCAACTCGGTCGAAGTCTGGTACGACAGCGGCGC